CATCATCGCCTCCCTGCACGAGTTCAACCCCATGATGGGCCACCGCGGCTGCCGTCTGGCCGTCACCTTCCCGGAGATCGCCGTCATGCAGACCCGTGCCGTCATCCGTGCCGCCATCAATGTCCAGAAGCGTCACCCCGACTGGAACATGGTGCCTGAGATCATGATCCCGCTGGTGGGTGAGGTGAAGGAGCTGAAGTACGTCAAGAGCGTGGTGGTCAAGACCGCCGACGAGGAGCTGGCCGCCGCCGGTATGAAGATGAAGTATCTGGTAGGTACCATGATCGAAATTCCCCGTGCCGCCCTCACCGCCGACGATATCGCCAAGGAGGCCGAGTTCTTCTCCTTCGGCACCAACGACCTGACTCAGATGACCTTCGGCTTCAGCCGTGATGACGCCGGCAAGTTCCTGGGCGCCTACTACGACAAGAAGATCTACGAGAACGATCCCTTCGCCAAGCTGGATCAGGTGGGCGTGGGCAAGCTGGTGGAAATGGCCGCCAAGCTGGGCCGTGCCACCCGCCCCGACCTGCATCTGGGCATCTGCGGCGAACACGGCGGCGATCCCAGCTCTGTGGAGTTCTGCCACCGTGTGGGGCTGGACTATGTGTCCTGCTCCCCCTTCCGTGTGCCTATCGCCCGTCTGGCCGCCGCTCAGGCTGCCATCCGCGAACAGCGCCAATAAAAAGTTGACGCTTGTAGCGTAGGCAAAACAACTGATATAAATACGGTCACACAGCCCGTTTGGATTGTGTGACCGTTATTTTTTTGCCCATTTTCAGCTGAACACACCGCAAATCAAGCCGCTGGTTTCGATATGAAATCAGCGGCTTTTTTCGTGCTCAAAAAATTTTTTGAATTTTTTCGCTCAGGGGGTTAAAAAATGGGCCTTCTCGCTGGCTACCTATTGAGGGACAAAACAAGTTTCCTCGTGATCCTTGAAAACAGAATACACACTCAACAGGTACATTCCTGATCGGGGGCGAAAGCCCCAGCCGGATGAAGGTGCGCCACGAACTTCCTGCCCACAAGGGTTATCACGGAAAGAAAGGTTGGTAGCGATTCCGAACCATTCTGAAATATCCGCTTGCTCCGGATAAGGCGATAAAACGATTCAGGGACAATGATACTTCCCTATGGGGCTGGCGGAGTACCCGGCAGAGGTGAGATTCCTATGAGTTCGGTCAGCAGCCGAACGCCTGTTGACGTCCTTTTACGCATTTGGGGGATGAGATCGAGTTAAATGCGACCACCAAAGCACAGGACTCGATTCCTGTGTTTTGGTGGATCGAGCGATCCAAATCTAACAAGAAGGAGGAAAAGCGAAATGCCAAACTGTAAAACCATAGCGATATGCAACCAAAAAGGCGGCGTGGGGAAAACCACCACGGCAGTAAACCTCGGCATTGGATTGGCTATGCAGGGCAAAAAGGTACTTCTCGTGGATGCTGACCCGCAGGGCGACCTTACTACCTGCCTCGGTTGGCAGGACACGGACAGCTTGCCGCAGACCCTTTCCAATAAACTATCAGCGGTAATGCGGGAAGAACAGCAAGACCCGTTCTCCGGCATTCTCAGCCACGAAGAAAAGGTTGACCTTGTTCCGTCAAACCTTGACCTTTCAGCGTTGGAGATGAGCCTTGTGACTGCAATGAGCAGAGAGAGCGTGATGAAAAACTATCTCAGCCAAGTGAAGGACAGATACGACTATGTGCTGATAGATTGTATGCCGTCCCTCGGTATGATAACGCTCAATGCTCTGACTGCGGCAGACAGCGTAATTATTCCCGTGCAGGCACAGTATCTCCCCGCAAAAGGTATGACGCAGCTTTTATCGACGATTGCCAAGGTGAAGAAGCACACCAATCGGAACCTGACAATCGACGGTATTCTGCTCACGCTTGTAGACGGTAGAACCAATCTTGCCAAAAGTACGGTAGAAGCGCTGCGAGAGAACTTCGGTTGTCGGATCAGGATATACCGGACGACCATTCCCATTGCCGTAAAAGCCGCCGAGGTTTCATCTAAAGGGAAAAGCATATACGCCTATGAGCCGAGCAGCACCGTGTCTAAGGCTTACACGGATTTTACGAAGGAGGTGTTAGCCGATGGCAGGCAGAAAGAGCGACTTCACGCTTCCCACGAACACACTCGATGAGCTGTTCTCTACGCAAGAGGAACGGGATGATGCTAAGCTCAGTAAAATCCGAGATATTCCCCTTGAGCTGATCGACGATTTTCCCGACCACCCATTTAAGGTACGGGACGACGAGGATATGATACAGCTTGTGGAGAGCGTCAAGGAGCGAGGAGTCATTACTCCGGCTACCGTGCGTCAGAAAGAGGATGGCAGATACGAGCTGATTTCCGGTCACAGGCGAAAACGGGCTTGCGAGCTTGCCGGGTTTGAAGCACTCCGTTGCGAGGTCGTAGACCTTGACCGTGATGCTGCCACTGTGCTGATGGTGGAGAGCAATTACCAGCGGTCGCAGATACTTCCCTCAGAAAAGGCGTTTGCCTATAAAATGCGGTTGGATGCGTTAAGTAGGCAGGGTAAGCGTACTGATTTAACTTCCGACCCAGTGGGTGGGAAGTGGGATGGAAAAGAAACGGCACAGATGATCGGAGAGCAGTCAGGTGACAGTCAGACACAAGTTCGCCGGTATATCCGCCTGACAAACCTTGTGCCGGAGCTTCTTGACCTTGTGGACGAGGGCAAAATCAAGATGCGACCTGCGGTGGAGCTTTCCTATTTGAACGAGGGTAATCAGCGGGCGGTGGTTGATGAAATCGACCTGAACCAATGCACCCCGTCCCACGATCAGACCATTCGTATGCGGAAGTTCTTCACAGATGGAAAACTCACGCCGGAGGTGGTGTCCGCCATTATGGGCGAGGAAAAACCAAATCAGCGTGAGAAGATCGTCCTGCGTGGGGACAAGGTGCGAAGTCTGATCCCGAAAAATATCCCCGTAAGCCAAACGGAGGATTATGTGGTCAAAGCACTGGAACATTATACCAAGCATACCGACTGACATCCGTTGTTTTCCTTTGGAGTTCTGTTGCAGCGAGCGACGGGTCGGCGAAGATGGCGGATACATTTTTATCCGTCGGGTGTGTCGGTATCTCTGTATAAGGGGACATGCAGTAACCCGCATACCAGTTCGACGAGTCCTCAAAATACACGGTTTTCAAGCCGCTGCATCCCCTGAAGGGTGATACCATCTTGCTGACGCTGGCAGGGATCGTAACACTCGTTAGCTTTGTTTGGCCGCCAAATGCACCGTCGCCAATAAAAACAACATTATTTCCGATTGTAACTTTTTCCAGGGAGGCGAAAAGCTCGGAGGGAGCCATGCTTACTCCAAAAGCCCCCGCCCCAATTGTTTTTGCGGAGTCCGGTATCACAATTTCGGTAAGTTTCACCTGCACAAACGCATAGTCACCGATCGTTTCAAGCCCTTCAGGAAGATCAATGCTTGTGAATTTTGCATCACTAAATGCGTAGTTGCTTATGGTTTTAATCGTATTCGGCAGGACGACCTTCATTAGATTCGGGCATCCCGTAAAGCTGCCGACGGTCGAAACGGTTCTGCCGTTATAGGTGGATGGTATGGTTACACTTTCAATGCTTGATTTTACGCTTTCCTTGATGCTCACCTTCCATGTGCCGTCAGAGAGCAGCTCAAAATCCAAATAGGCGGAGGAATCCTCGACAGCCCCGCCGATAGCGCCCAGATTGTCACTTGTGCCGTCGGTATAGGTGATCACCAGCTCGCCGTTCACCAGCTCGGTCTTGGCAATGCCTCTGCCGTCCTTGCCGTTTTCGCCGGGGTCGCCCTTATCCCCCTTGTCGCCTTTGTCGCCCTTTTCGCCCTTGATGTTGCCGAGCGATTTGGTCGTGCCGTCGCTCATGGTGATCGTAAGCGTGCCGTCGGTCAGAACTTTGACATCGCTGATATGGTAGAGCAGCCGGACTTAATGCCGTACTACCCAAAGGACAGAGCACTGAAACGCGGTATCGACCTCGCGTATGGCAAGAAGCAAATCACGGCAAGCGTCACCAGCTCCATCTTGCAGGGAAAGAGCATCAAGCACATGGCGGATGATCTGCAAAAGCGCATTACCACCATGAGCCGCGATTCCGCCATCCGCACCGCCCGTACAGCCGTGACCGGCGCACAGAATGCCGGACGCATGGACAGCTACGCAGCGGCGGAGAAGATGGGGATAAAGCTCAAAAAAGAATGGTTGGCTACGCTGGACTCGCGTACACGCCACTCTCATGCCATGCTTGACGGCGAACAAGTGGCGCAGGACAAGAAGTTTTCTAACGGTTGCCGCTTTCCCGGCGACCCACAAGGACCACCGTGGGAGATATATAACTGCCGCTGTACGCTGATTGCCGCCGTGGATGGGGTAGATACATCAGACGGGCTGCGTAGGACACGCGACGGGCTTATATCTGACATGACATATGCGCAGTGGGAAGCGTCAAAGCGAGGATATGATGGGAAACAACTGTCAGCGTACCATAACGGGAATAAAAACACGACCAAAGACGTAACGAAAAAATACATTGAAAATGCCACGCCACGCATGGGCAAAGTGCGATATGAGAACGGATATCGCATAAAAGACCACAAAACAGAAATAGAGGTTGCAGACCAGCTCAGAGAGCAATTAGGTGGGAAGATCGTACTGCTGAAAGAAGCAAATACACAGGGGGCAAAAACACCGGATTATCTGTGGCGCGGAAAACAATGGGAACTTAAAAGCATATCAACCGCAAAAGCCGCAGATTCCGCAGTACGAAGTGCTATAAAACAAATTAAAAGCAATCCCGGAGGAATTATATTGCAGTGCGGCAATGGCATTGACGAAAATGAATTGAAAAGAACTGTGGACATGAGAGCACGCAGAAAGCAAGATTTTGACTTTGACATAATTGCAATCAATGGTTCGGGGGAATTGCTGTTTGCGAGAAGATACAAAAAATGAGCCGCCCCCCCGCCAATGGGCAGAGGTTCGGCTCGAAAAACGGAAACATAAGTTTCCTCACTGTCAGTATATGCAATCCCCGTAAAAAAGTCAAGAGGTATTTTGTGATGAGCGTTGAAATCACCGACAACAGCAAAGAAGTCTCTGCCGCCATCAAAGCGGCGCTGCTGCGCGGGCTTGAAAAATGCGGGCTGGTGGCAGAGGGATATGCGAAAAAGCTGTGCCCCGTGGATACCGGCAATCTGCGCAACAGCATTACCCATGTGGTAGACGAGCAGGAACCGGCGGCAATCATCGGAACGGACAACGAGTATGCCGCTTATGTTGAGCTTGGCACCGGCATTTACGCCGAGGGCGGCGGCGGACGGCCTACACCGTGGGTGTATCAGGACGCAAAGGGAAATTGGCATTACACGCGTGGCGACAAGGCACAGCCGTTTTTGAAACCTGCTGCCGCCGACCATGCCATCCAATACCGGAAGATATTGGAGGACGAACTAAAATAGGAACTAATTGCTTACAAATTGTATGCAGTTGGCTCTTTTTGTTAATTACCGCAAAGGACAGCGGTTTTTATAAAACTATCGTTTCCGAAGGAACGGAACCGAAGAAAAGGAGATAGTGTCATGGCACTTACACGAAAACTTTTGAAGGGTATGGGGCTTACCGATGAGCAGGTTGATACCATCATCGAAGCGCATACCGACACTGTGGACGGCCTAAAGGCGGATGTAACCCGCTACAAGGCCGATGCGGAGAAGCTGCCCGGCGTTCAGAAGCAGTTGGACGACCTCAAGGCAGCGGGTGACGGCGGTTACAAGGAGAAGTACGAGAAGGAACACTCGGCCTTTGAAGCCTTTAAGACCGACATCACGGCAAAGGAAAGCAAGGCGGCAAAGGAAAAGGCCGTGCGTGCTTACTTTGAGAGCAAAAACATCACCGGCGCGAATTTGGACCTTGCGATGCGCGGCTGTGGCGAAGAAATGGTCGCATTGGAGATGGACGGTGACAAGATCAAGGACACCAAGAGCCTTGATGCACTCGTAGACGGCACCTACAAGGGGCTTGTCTCCACCACACAGACGCACGGAGCGAATCCCGCCAACCCCCCGGCAAACACCGGCGGCGCAAAATCCCGAGAGGACATCTACAAGAAGGACGATAAAGGCCGCTATGTGATGTCTACGGCGGAGCGCCAGAAAGCGCTTGCCGATCTGATGGCAAGCGAAAATAACTGATTTTTTGAAAGGAGCTATTTATGGCTGCGAAAACTAACGTAACAACTTCTGCACAGTTTACCACTTCCGCCCGTGAGGTGGATTTCGTGTCCCGCTTCGCCGATAACTGGGACGCACTGCGTAACATCATGGGCATTATGCGTCCCATTCGCAAGGCCCCCGGCACGAAGCTGGTTTCCTACAAGGCCAGCGTGGACGGTGGCCTCAAGGGCGGCACCGTGGCAGAGGGTGACGAGATCCCCTTCACCAAGATGAAGGTGGATCCTGTTGCCTACGGCGATATCGACATTAACAAGTACGCCAAGAGCGTGACCATCGAGAGCGTGGCAAAGTACGGCGCTGACGTTGCCGTGGAGAAGACCGACGAAGCTTTCCTCGTGGCCCTGCAGAACAAGGTCCTGACCGACTTCTACACCTTCCTCGGTACCGGCACTTTGAAGGTGACCGAGAAAACGTGGCAGCGTGCTCTGGCTATGGCTAAGGGCAAGGTGCTGGACAAGTTTGCCGGTCTGGATAAGGACGTAACCGAGGTGGTGGGCTTTGCCAACATCATCGACGCTTACGATTACCTGGGCGACAAGGAGATCACCGTGCAGACGATGTTCGGCATCAACTACGTGGAGAACTTCATGGGCTACCGCACCCTGTTCCTGCTGCCCGAGAAGTACATCGCCTCCAAGAAGGTGATCGCTCTGCCCGTGGAGAACATCGACCTGTACTATGTAGACCCGAGCGACAGCGACTTTGCCAAGCTGGGGCTGAATTACACCGTGAAGGGCGAGACCAACCTGATCGGCGTCCATGTTGACGGCGATTACAGCCGCGCCACGGGCGATATGTACGCCATCATGGGCATGAAGCTGTGGGCTGAGTATCTGGACGGCATTGCCGTGGCTACCGTTTCTGTGGCCGGCGCGGGCTAAATAGGAGGGCAGCGTAATGCTTGAACAAGTCTTACGGCACTTGAACAACTGGTTCCTTGTGGAGATTCACGAGGGCACGTTCGCCGTGGAGAACGGCAGCATTGCGCTGCCCTTTCTCCATCCCAATCAATATTTCCGCATCTGCGGCTCTGTGTTTAATGACGGTCTGCATCAATATCCGGCGGCTGACCTTACGGATGAAACCTTTACCGGAACGGTGTGGGTGTTGGCTGTTCCGAAGGCTGTGGTTGTGCTTGCCGAAGATGTCGCCGCGTGGGAAGAAAAGAACGGTGAAGCCGTTTTAAGCCCGTACACGAGCGAAAGCTTCGGCGGGTACAGTTACACAAAGGCAAGCGGCGGAAATGCCGACACGAGCGCCGGGACGGGCTGGCAGGGCGCTTTTAAAGGCCGGTTAAATGACTGGCGCAAGCTCAAGGGGGTGGAACCGTGAGTTTACTGGACGATTTTGCCCACAAGTGCGTTTTGATGGAGAAAAAGCGCACGCCTGACGGAGCGGGCGGCTACATCACCGCGTGGGAAGAGGGAGCGGAGTTCCTCAATTACCAGTCTCTTGACACATCGATGGAGGCGCGAAAAGCGGAAAAGGACGGTGTTACCTCGGTATATTCCGCACTGGTCAATCAGCGCGTTCCCATCGAGTACAACGATTATTTCCGTGACGCGGAAACAGGGCTGACTTACCGCGTGACCTCTAACCCCGAGGAAAAGGCCGCGCCGAGGTCTGCGGGAGCGACCATTAAGGCGCTGAAATTCTTCACAGCGGAACGAAGGGAGTTGCCGAAATGACAAAGGATAAGGCGCTCCACGCATGGTTTTCTCAATTTCTCCCGGCGTATCCAACCTCTAATGTGCCGGAAGACGCGACCTTCCCTTGGCTGACCTATGAACTTATTACAGGCTCGTGGGAGAGCGGGGAAATCGGCCTGACGGTAAACCTCTGGTACTACACGGAAGGCGAGGCGGTGCCCAATGCAAAGGCACAGGAGATCTCCGACGCCATCGGTATGGGCGGCTGTATGGTGCCCTATGACGGCGGGGCTATGTGGATCAAGCGTGGGTCTCCGTGGTGCCAGAACATTGCGGACGAGAGCAACAAAAACATCAAGCGGCGGTACCTCAACGTCACGGTTGAATATCTGTCGCAGAACTGATGAAAGGACGAAACTATGAAATTTACGAAAATTCCTTCTGACGCGTTTCAGAAATTGCAGATCAACGCCGGTATTCTGACCACCGATTTTACGCCGTCTACCGGGGAGATCGGTGCGGCTGGCCAGATCGGTGCAACCACCGGCGGTGTGAACTTTACGGCAACGCCCACTTTCACCGACTTTGGCGAAGACATTGACAACTGCCCGAAGAATGTACAATATTCTTGCCAATTAAAAAGAACCGTTGCAATACTTACGCAAAAGAGAGGGTTTAACCCTTGAATTGTGCGCCAAAATTGCAAGCCGTTCCCGCCTATTCGCCGAAGTTGTGCGCCAAATGTGCGCCAAGAAAGGAGAGCGGCGGCGTGGTGAAATTGGTAAAAGGGCAGTTGTGGTATTGTTGCCCGGTCTGCGGCCAAAAGCTGCACAAGCTGGCCCCCGATGCCGTTTGTAATGGCGTCACAACCTTTTGCAAGAAATGTAAATGGGAGGGGGTAATGAACATCAAGGAGCGGAAAGGAGCTTAAACAATGGCGAGCATTAGGAAGATAGAGGGGAAACACGGCACGGCGTATAAAATCACGGTCACGCTGGGCCGTGATGCCCTCGACCGGCAAATCAGACATTACAAGACATGGAAGCCGGACAAGCCCATGACCGCGCGAGAACTCAACAGAGAATTGCAGCGCGTGGCAACAGAGTTTGAACAAGACCTAATGAGCGGCTTTCAAGCAGATAACAAACAGACCTTTGCAGAGTACGCCGCATACTGCTACACCATGAGGGAGCAGCGCGGGGACAAGCCGCAAACGCTGGCCCGCGTCCGGCGGCAAACTGCGCGGATCAATGAGTATATAGGGCAAATCCCTATTCAAGAAATCCGCCCGAAGCACCTAACCGAGCTTTACAAGAAGTTTTCCGAGCCTGGGGCCTGCCGATGGCAAGTGTACGCGCTGCCCGCCGTGGACTTCAAAGAGCTTATACCAGAGGGGGAAACTTGTAACGATTTTGCGCGGTCGTGTGGTGTCTATGGGAATTTGATCCGCAGACTATGTAAAAATCAGCCAATCAGCCGCCAAAACGCCGCCATAATCGAAAAGAACTTAGGCCGAAAGGATCTTTTCAGCCTAACGGGAGCCGAAAAGCCACTATCCCCCGGAACGATCAGAGACTATCACGCAATCATTTACACGGTGCTTGAACAAGCTTACAAAGAAATGATTATCAAATATAACCCCGCAAAGCGTGTAACGCTGCCAAAGAAAAAGCGCGTTCGTGAAAGCAAGGCTTTACAGCCGGAGCAGCTTAAAGCCGTTCTTGCGGCTTTGGAAGGGGAGCCGCTGCCATTCCGCGCATTGATAACCCTTTTTATTTCCACGGGATGCCGCAGAGGGGAAGCCCTTGCGCTGACATGGGACAAGGTGGACTTTGCGCGGCGGGAAGTTTTGATAAATCAAAGCATGATTTATCTCCCCGAAACAGGCATACAGAGCGGGCCGACAAAGACCGACAACAGCCGCCGCGTGGCCCTCCCCGATGAAACTATTGACCTCTTGCGCAAGCTATGGACGGAGCAGGCAAAAGACCGTCTGCGGCTGGGCGATCTTTGGGAAGATAACAACCTTGTGTTTCCAAGATGGAACGGAAAGCCGATGAACCCCGGAAATGTGAATCTTGAATTGACCGCATTTTGTGACCGGCACGGCCTCCCCCATATTAACCCGCACTTGTTCCGACATTCCGCCGCTTCCGTTTTGCTCTCAAACGGCGTGGATGTGCTGACCGTGGCCGGGATGCTGGGGCATTCCGATGTATCAACGACGCTTGACACATACGCACACGCCATAGACGAAGCACGACACAAAACGGCGGATTGTATCAGCGAAACTATTTTGCATAAAAATAGGGCGTAACTCTTGCAAAATCCCGCGTTTTGTGATATAATAAAAAAATTGAACGAAGAAGCTTTAAGGCGAGAAATCCCCTTTTTGCGTGTGCCTTTGTGCCTATTACTTACGCATGGTAAAAGTGCGTGAGCGATAGGCACTTTTTATTTTTAACCCGAAAGGAGCTTTATCATGGTACGAATTAGAACTATTCCGAAAGCAGTTGCGGAGATCAAGGCGCAAGACCCAGGAAGCTACATCAACGAGCGACTTTTGCGCCGCTGGGTGAAAGACGGCACGATCAAGCCCGTTAAAGGCAGCTACACTTATACGCTTGTCAACCTTGACGAGCTGGAAAGATTCCTTGCCAATGAAAATAACTGACCTTTTGAGCCACGGGCAGGCTAACGCCGTTCCCCTCCGAGATTTGGTGGGGATAACTGGCCTCGACGGTCGAACCGTCCGGGCTATGATCTCCGCCGAGAGACGAGCGGGCGCGGCCATATTGAGCGACAATGTGACCGGCTATTATCTCCCCGCGAACGAGGAAGAAAAGGCGCGTTTTGTCCGCTCCATGCGGCACAGGGCGAAAGAAATTCTATGCGCGGCGGATGCCGTAGAAAGGGCGTAACAAATGGCATACAAGAAAAAAGAAAAGCGGGCGACATGGTGGAAAATGCTTTACCATCAAAGGGCGGCTATTTCTTCGGTTTCGGACGCTGACGCCGGATTAGGTCTAAAGGCTGCATTTGCATATTTTGACGGTGAGGAAATCGACCCGGCACAGCTTACCCCCGGCGCATTTACCGTATTTTGTGTAATTCGTCCGTACATCGACGAAAGCATGAGGGACTTTCAAGAATCCGTCGAGAGCGGGAGAGCCGGAGCCGAAAAGCGATGGGGGGATAGATAGCCCCCCTATACCCCCCCTATAGGGTAGCTTACAGAAGCAATAAGCAATAAGCAATAAGCAATATGCAATAAGCAATATGCTTGATGCACTACTGTAAAAGGGAATGACAAGTCATTCCACGCCATGTATAAGGGTGCGCTGCGCGCGCACCACCGCCGATATTATATATTTTTGATTTTTCTTCTTTTTGTATAAGGGAGCGTTTTATGACCTTTGATTTTGAGAAATTCGCAAGGATAACCGCGAGCGTGTACCCCGTTAGCCCGTACACCCTCGAAGAAGCTTTGAGCGTATTTCGCTGTTACTTTGAGAAGTACGAAGAATATACCTGCAGACCGCACCCGCCGATCAAAGCAAGCCAGATCGTGCGCATTTGTCAGGATATGCCATTCGTTGACAGAGGGTATAGCGGCGGTTTATACGTCGATATTGAGCCGGAGGCATACCCCGCCTTGATTGACAGGTATTTTGCTACGAAATACCGCAACTGCGACCGAAATATAAACCACTTTTTCAGCGGAAGAATTAGGGAACTCCGATTTTACGAGGAGCTTTATTGAAAGGGGTGAAAGACACGAGCGGGAAAGCATCACAGCGAAAAGGCGCAGACGGTGAAAGGGAGCTTGCCGCCGTTCTCCGTGAATATGGGTACGAGATCAAGCGCGGCGGGTCTATGTCCTTTGGTGAATTGCCCGACCTTGTGGGCTTGCCCGGCATTCATATCGAGGTCAAACGCTGCGAGCAAGTCAGGCTTGTCCGCCACGGAAACCACAAGAAATGCGGCTGCTATGGAACTATTCGGGCAGAAATATAACGATTTGTCCGAAATTCAGAAACAGCAAACGCTTTTGAAAATGGTGGAGGATTCGCAAAAACTGTCCGGCGCAATGGGGCAAGCTGCCCGCGAAGCTGACGGCTGGGAAAATGTCACCGGCAATCTGAGCGAAGCGTGGCGGCAGTTTCAGGCAAATGTTGGAACTCCATTTTTGGAAAGCCTCATTCCCGTTATTCAGGACATTACGGAAGCATTTCAGGAGTGGATGAATAATGTGGATTGGGATAAATTTTCCCAAAAAATCACTGATTTTGTAACAACTATTCTGGACAACGGCGATACCATCATTTCGGTTGTCGCCGGAATCGGCGCCGGATTTGTGGCGTGGAATGTTGCTTCCATGATTTCCGGTGTGGTCAAGGCTATCCAAGCATACCAGGCCGCAAACGAGGGAGCCACTATCGCACAAGCAGCCCTAAACCTTGTGATGAATGCAAACCCCATCGGAATTGTTATAACGGCGGTTGCTGCACTTGTCACCGCCATTGTTGCACTTTGGAACACAAACGAGGACTTCCGAAACGCTATCATTTCTGCATGGGGCAAAATTAAGGATACGATTTCATCCGCTGTTAACGCAATCAGTGCATTTTTCACGGAAAAGATTCCCAATGCGATCCAGTCCGTTATTAGCTGGTTTACAAGTATTCCGAACAAATTCAAAGATATTGGGTCTAATATTGTTCGCGGTCTTTGGGACGGCATCAAATCAATGATTACATGGATCAAAGACAAAATCAGCGGATTTGTTGGCGGTATTGTGAGTAGTGTTAAGGGACTGCTTGGCATCCACTCCCCGTCTAAGGTATTTGCCGGTATCGGCGGCTTTATGGCCGAAGGCTTGGGCGAAGGCTTTGACGATCAATTCGGGGCCGTAAAAAAGGGCATTGAAAACAGCATGAACTTTGACGCTGGCATCATTACGGCAGGAGCAAATATCAGCGGAAACTATGCAAGTGGATCTTACGGTGCAGCAAGCGGAGGATCCGGCAGAATTGTAATGCTGCTGGAACAGTATTTGCCTATGTTGGCAAATATGAAAGTCATCATGGACAGTGGCCAGGTTGTCGGCTTGCTTGCCCCAGGCATGGATGAAGAACTGGCCAAAATCAATGCAAGGAGGGCAAGGGCTGTATGATCGATCATACATGGTCAGGAGGTTTTAATCATGAGCATTGAAATCACCGACAACAGCAAAGAGGTTTCCACTGCTATCGAAGCCGCAATTCTGCGCGGGCT